GGGCGAGGAAGGCCCGACGATTTTTCGGATGAAAATCAATTTTTTTTCGGCATTTCGTTACGTGAAGCCCGAACAGAGCGGCCAGGAACACCGCCGCCATCAAAAAAACGAGAGGGGATCTGTGCTATGCAATTTGAACGGCGGAAGCTGGCCGACCTACGACCGGCAGAGTATAACCCGCGAAAGAAGCTGACCCCGGAAGACCCCGAATACGTTCAGATCCGGAACAGCATCAACGAATTCGGCTACGCCGACCCCATCGTGATCAACTCCGATGGCACCATCATCAAGGGCCACCAGCGCCGAAATGTGATGATGGATCTGGGCTACACCGAGGCAGAGGTCATCGTCCTGGACATCAAGGACAAAGCCAAAGAGAAAGCGCTGAACGTTGCCCTGAATAAAATCACAGGCAAGTGGGATAACGCCATTCTGAAGGACCTGCTGCTGGAGCTTGACCTGGAAGGGTACGATTTCAGCGTGACCGGCTTCTCGCAGCCGGACCTGGAAGACCTGATCCAAAGCCTGGACGTTCCGGCCCAGGCCAACGATGATGGCTTCGACCCGGATCAGGCAGCGGATCAGATCGAGACGCCCACTACCAGTACGGGCGACATCTGGCAGCTGGGCAGGCACCGCCTCATGTGCGGCGACAGCACAGATCCGTTCGATGTTTCTCGGCTTATGGCTGGAGAAAAGTTAGACCTGGTGATCACAGACCCGCCATACAACGTGGACTACGGCGCCAAAACGGAATTTTTGGAAGCCTATCTAGGGCAAGAGGGCAGCAGATCCAACAGCACCATCGAAAACGACAACATGGACGCCCAGAGCTTTTATGATTTTCTGCTGGCCGCTTTTCAGAACGCCAACGACGCCATGAGGCCCGGAGCGGCCATCTATGTGTTTCATGCCGAAAGCACCGGCCTACAGTTCCGGCAGGCATACAGCGATGCCGGTCTGAAGCTGGCCCAGTGTTTGATCTGGGAAAAGAACGCTTTCGTTCTTGGCCGACAGGACTACCAGTGGCGACACGAACCGATCCTCTACGGATGGAAAGAGGGAGCGGGCCACTATTTCGTGAACGACCGCACCCAGGATACCGTCATGCTGGAAGATGAACTGGATTTTAAGAGCATGAAGAAGCCGGAGCTGCTGGCCTTCATCGACAAGATGTTCCGAGACTACAAAGACCAGACCACGGTCCACTACGAAAAGAAGCCCTCCCGAAATTCCTTGCATCCGACCATGAAGCCGATTCCGTTGGTGGGGCGGCTGATGAACAATTCCAGCAAACCAGGGTGGCTTGTTGGTGATTTCTTTGGCGGCTCCGGCACCACATTGATGGCGGCAGAGCAGCTGGGACGGACGGCAAAAAGGCGGTGCTTTTCCATGACCAGCTATGAGTTAAGCCTCGAAATTTTGCGGGGGGGGGAGAGATTGTTTTGAGTAGCACAGGAAAAGTAGCTGGTGGTGGATTTTATCGGGTCGAAATTATTGCTCAACTTTTCGGCGTGACGGTCCGCCGCATTCAGCAGCTGACGCAAGAGGGCGTCCTGCCTACCACGGAAACGGCAGAGGGCAGGCGATACGATCTGGTCCCCACCATCCAGAGCTACGTTAAATACCTCTCCGATAAGGCATACGGAAAAAATCGCTCTGAAAAAGAGCTGGAACTGCGGGAGCAAAAGCTGACGGCGGAGGTGGCCCTCAAAGAGAGCCAGGGCGAACTTCACCGCCTGCGCACTGAAATCGCTGCAGGAAAATACATTTCGGTGGACGAAGTGACACTGGATTACCAGCGGTTCTTCGTGACCTTTAAGAACTTCGCCATGGGCATCCCGGCTCGATTAACAGACCGGATCAGCAACTGCGTGGACCCTTTGGAGGCCAGGCGCATCGAAAAAGACCTGCAACACGAAATCAGAAATCTTCTGGCCGCTTTCGTGGTGGCCGGGGTTACGGAGCAAGATAAGCGTGACGCAAAAAAAGCCTAAACGATACCGCAAGTTCCTTATTGCTCCCTACCAAAAAGAGGCTCTCGCATCCCTATCCCCGCCAGAGGATATCAGCATTTCCGAGTGGGCAGAAAAATACAGGGTCCTGGACCCTAAATCATCTGCCCTTCCGGGACCATGGCGAAACGAGAAAACCCCTTACCTCATCGACATTATGAATGAGCTGTGCAATTTTGAGACGGAGGAGGTGGATCTCGTTAAAGCCAGCCAGCTGGGCGGCACCGAAATCATTATCAACGCAGTAGGGTGGGCGGTTCAAGAGGACCCATCACCCACTATGGTGGTTTACCCTTCGGATGAGCTGGCGGAAAGCGTCTCAACAAACCGCATTCAGCCTATGATCAGCGCATCCAAACCGGTGCGCGCACGGTACCACGAGAACGAATCCAAGACGCTGGAATTGCAATTTGACGGTATGTATTTGAACCTGGTCGGTTCCAACAGCCCGTCGAAGCTGGCCAGCAAGCCGATCCGCTTTCTGTTCCTGGATGAGGTCGACAAATACCCAGGCGCCAGCAAAAAAGAAGCCGACCCCATCAAGCTGGCCAGAGAGAGAACCAAGACCTTCCACAACCGCAAAATCTTCATGACCAGCACCCCCACGCTGAAGACCGGACACATCTGGAAAGCGCTGGAGGACGCGGATCAGGTCCGTCACTATTTCGTGCCCTGCCCCCATTGCGGGAAATACATCGAATTAAAGTGGTCGCAGGTTAAATTCCCCAACGATGAAGGAATGACCTATGCGGACCGGGCCGAATTCGCCAACTACGTCTGCCAGGAATGCGGCTGCATCATTACCGACCACGATAAGGCCCAGATGCTGCGCTACGGCGAATGGCGGACCGTTTCGGAAAAGACGAAGTTCCCTCGAAGGGTCGCATTCTGGATCAACACCATATACAGTCCGTTCGTCCGTTTTTCCGAGATGGTGAAGGAATTCCTCACTAGCAAGGACGATCCAGAGGCCCTCCAGAATTTTGTGAATAGCTGGCTGGCGGAGCCATGGGAAGACACGAAGCTCACCACTAGCGTGGATTTGGTGAAGGAACGCCAAACCGACATTCCCATGTTCGGGCTTCCCCCATGGACGAAGCTGCTCACAGGCGGCGTCGACGTGCAAGAGAATTGCCTCTATTGGACCATACGAGCCTGGGGCGATTTTCTCACATCTCAAAACGTCGCCCACGGCCAGGCGTTCAGCCTGAACGAGGTCGCAGGCATCATGAACCTCGAGTATCAGCGACCGGATGGCCAGAAATTCCTCGTAGACCTTGCCCTGATCGATTCCGGCGACCAAACGGATGAGATCTATGATTTTTGTGCTCTCAACGCCGACTGGTCGCTGCCCTGCAAGGGCACCAGCACCATGCTTTCCCATTACAAATTGACAACCGTAAACAAAGCAGGGTCGCGGGCATACGGCATGAACTTGGTTCTCGTGGATGGCGGAAAATACAAAGACATGATCGCCAGCCGTATGAGAAAACCGAACGGCAAAGGAAGCTGGATGGTCCACAAAGACGTTGACGATGAATATTGCCAACAGGTGACCGCAGAGCAAAAGGTCACCGAGCGCAGCAGCAGCGGAACGACCGTCACAAGATGGGTTCTCAAGTCCTCCCATGCAGATAACCATTACCTCGATGCCGAGGTCTACGCAATGGCAGCCGCCGACTACCTCAATGTGCGCACCCTTTTCCTTCGTCAAGAGAGCGAACCCGATGAGCCGGCTTCGCGCACATCGAAAAATAATGCCGAACAGCAGCAAAACGCAAGCGACTGGCTCCAACATTCCGAACCGGACTGGTTCAGCTAAAAGAAAGGAACTTCGATGGCAGACGAACTGAAAACAGACTACGACGCAGCTTCTTTGTTGGCTGAGGTCAACAAGGCCATCGTCGCGGTCACCGCTGGCGGCCAATCCTACAAGATCGGCAGCCGCAGCCTGACCCGAGCCAACATCACCGAGTTGCGCAACCTGCGAGCCGAGCTCGCGGCACAGGTGGCCAATTCCGCAGACGGCACATTGCTCGGCAACACCTATGCTGCTTTTTTTGATGGGAGGTAATGGATTTGAGCTGGATCGACAACATCATCGGGTTCTTTTCCCCCCGAGCGGCCTGCGAGCGTGCGGCATGGAGGCAGCAGCTCGAATATATGCGCAGCAGCGGCTACGACGCCGCCGACCATGGCCGCCTGAGTCAAAATTGGAGAGCTACGAATGAGCCCGCCGACTGGGTCGATCGTACAGCGCGTGATACGATCCGCGCTCGCGCCCGCGACCTGGAACGGAACAGCGACATGGCCAACTCCATAATCCTGGCATTTAAGCGCAACACGGTCGGTGTTGGATTTAAATTGCAGGCCAAAACCGGCGACCCTGAGCTCAATAAGCAAATCGAGGACCTCTGGAAGCAATGGACCAAAAGAAACAACTGCGATGTGACGCATCAGCAGAGCTTTAATCAGATCCTACGCATGGCCGTCGAAAGAAAAAAGGTCGATGGCGGCATTCTTTTCAAGAAATGCTATACGACCGGCGGTCTTCTTCCGTTCAAGCTGCAGGTCCTCGAAGTGGACGAACTTGCCATATCAGCAGTCGTTCCGCACACCGCAGGAAACCACATCATCGGCGGCGTGGAGTACAACGATTTCGGAGCGCCGGTCGGCTATTGGATCGAGCAATATTCCCTCGATGGATGGGAGCTGACGCAACCGGTTTACTATCCGGCCAAGGATATTATTTTTTACTATTCCAAAAGGCGCCCCTCGCAGCTGAGAGAAGTAAGTGATCTCGCGCCCACCATCAACAGGATCAGAGATGCAAACGAATTCATCACGGCAGTCAGCATGAAAGAGCGAATCGCCGCCTGCCTGGCCGTGCTGATAAAGAAGACGCCCAACGGCGGAGGATTCCAGCCTCGGAACACAGCGCAGAACGGAGATCGCGGCCAACAGTATTCTGGCAAGATGCTCACCCCGGGCATGATCACCGAAATGAATGCTGGCGATGAAGCGCAGGTCATTGATCCGAAAAGCAGCAGCACAGACGCCACCGGCTTCCTGAAGCTGCTGCAGCGGCTCGTTGGAGGAGGACAGGGCCTCAGCTACGAGGCCACCTCGCGCGACATGAGCGAGACGAACTACTCCAGCGCTCGCCAGGGCATGATCGAGGACGACCTCACCTATCAGGAAGAAATCGAACTGCTCCAAGAAAATGTGATGTCGGAGGTTTATGAAACCTTTTTGATTTCGGCAGTCTTAGCTGGGGCCCTCGACATTCCTGATTTCTGGGCCAATAAGGCGGCCTATATGAATCACGAATGGACGATCAGCCCCAAACGGTGGATCGACCCTCAAAAAGAGGCGAACGCCAACGCGACGGCGCTGTCCTCTGGCGTTAAGAGCTTCAAGCAGATCAGCGCCGAACAGGGCCGCGACTGGAAAGAGCAAATCGACGATATGGCCGAGGTCGCTCAATACGCAAAAGAACAAGGAATCACGATCGGAGGTGCGACACTCAATGAGCAGGAAAACAAACCCGACGAAAGCGACGGAAACGAACCCCCTGCAGAATAACAGGAACATCGGACAGCGCGACTGCAGGGAGGCTTCCATCCGCAAAGTGGAAAGCGATGCGGATGGCCGGACTTTTGAACTTAGCTTTAGTTCGGAGGTTCCGTATGACCGATGGTTCGGTCCTGAGATCCTCGACCATGCAGATGGCTGCGTGGACCTTAGCCGCCTGCAGGAAATCGGCGTGGTGCTTTTTAACCACAACCGGGACGATGCCTGCGGCAAAGTCGTTCGCGCTTGGGTCGAGGACGGCAAAGGCAAAGCCATCATTCAGTTCGACGATGACAATGACATCGGCGATCGGATTTGCAAGAAGGTGTCCAGCGGCACCCTAAGAGGAGTTTCCGTTGGTTACACAGTCAGCGAGTGGGAGAGCGTCAAACCGGGCAAGCAATCAGAGGATGGTCGCTTCACCGGCCCCTGTGAAATCGCCAGGAAATGGACGCCGCTCGAAATCAGCATTGTAACAGTGCCCGCAGATGCCACGGTCGGTGTTGGCCGTGACTTTAACGAGGGAGAGCCGCAGCAGGAAACCGCTGCAAAACGCTCTGGCTTTGCGTATTTCGCAAGCCGCCTCACCGCAAATAAAAATTTTTGATGGAGGTAAGACAGCATGAACAAGAGACAGCAGCTGCAGCAGAAAATCGCCCGTCAGCAGGCGATCCTGAACGCTGCACACATCGCCGGTCGTGACCTGACCGAAGATGAAACCCGCGAGTTTAATGCCCTGCAGACCGAAATCGACGCCCTGCGCCCTGAGGCCGAAGCCGAAGCCGAGGCAGAGCGTCAGCAGGAAATCGAGCAAGCTCGCACCGCAGAACGCCAGCGAGTGGCGGACATCACCAACCTGTGTCGTTCTTTCGACACGGACCCCGCACCGTACATCACCGGTGGCCAGAGCATGGACCAGGTGCGCCAGGCAATTCTGGACGATATGGTGGCGCACGGCGCTCCCGCAAGCCTTGGCGGCGTCCACGTTACGGAGGATGAGGGCGACAAATTCCGCGCCGCCGCCGCAGATGGTCTGATGCTTCGCAGCGGCAATGCCCCTGCGACCCCCGCAGAAGGTTCTCGTAGCTTCGCAGGCATGAGCCTGCGCGATATCGGCATCGAGTGCCTCGTCCGCGAAAGCCATAAGAGCGCCAGCGAGTATCTGCGTATGTCTACGGATGATCTTTATTCGCACCTCGCCCGCGATTTCCACAACCCGACGGCAGCATTCCCCGCCATCATGGACACGGCCATCAACAAGAGCATCGTGCATCTGTATAACCACGTTCCGACAACCTTCGAGCGGATCACTCGCAAGGGCACCCTGCGTGACTTCAAACGCACCGATGGCCACAACTACCTGATCGGCGGCGTTGGCGATCTGCTGCTGGTGCCCGAGAACGGCGAGCTGAAAGCGGACACCCACGAGGAAGCAGTTCTGCCGCAGCGCCAGCTGAAGACCTATGGCCGCCAGTTCAGCATGAGCCGTCAGGCATTCATCAACGATGACATCGGCTTCCTGTCGGAGGTTCCGGGTCTTTACGCGGCGAAGGCCAAAAAGCAGATCAACAAGGCGGTCTACAGCATCCTGTTCAACAACGCCCAGATCTACGACGGCAAGACCTTCTTCCACAACGACCACAACAACCTGATCTCGACCGGTTGCGCCCCCAGCGGAGCCGCGATCCAGCAGGCCATTCAGCGCTTGCAGCTGCAGACCGATCAGTTCGGCGAGGCAATCAACCTGACCCCCGCGCTCATCGTTCTGCCCGTCGGCTATGGTTTCACCATGCAGACCATCTTCGGCAGCCCGACCATCCAGACCAGCGAGAACACGCAGGCCGTCAACCCGCTTTATAACTACCGCAACCCCATCGAGATCGTGGAGGATGCGACCCTCAACATTCTCGCAGGCGACGGCGAGTGCCCCTGGTTCCTCGGCGCGGATCTGACCGAAACCGCAGGCATCGAGGTGGACTACCTGAATGGCCAGGAAACCCCGACCTTCCGCCGCTCCGAAACGACCGGCCAGCTCGGCTTCGTCTGGGATATTTGGTTCGACTGGGGCATTACCGTCATGGACTACCGCTCCTTCGTCAAGAACCCCGGCGCAGTCCTGCCCACGCTGTGATATAGGAGGTAAATTCAAATGGCAACTGCAATCTATTGGCACAAAGGCGAAGCCATCGACTACACCAACACCACCGATGAGAAGATCGCTGCGGGCCAGATCGTGAGCCTTGGCACCCGCATCGGCGTTGCAGGCGCGGACATTGCGCCTAACGAAACCGGCAGCCTGTTCGTGAAGCACGTCTTCAAGATGTCCAAGGCAACCGGCGCGATCACTCTCGGTGCAGCCGTCTATTACAACGAAACGGACGGCACCATCAGCACTGAATCCAGCGGGAACATTCCCGCTGGCTGGGCCGCATCGGAGGCAGCAGAGAGCGACAGCACCGTGCTGGTGAGCATCTAAGGAGGCCACCATCATGTTTCTGTCTAACAGCCTCTTTACTCATAACGGAAAGCAATATCGCCCAGGCGATGCCTTCCCGCTGACAGAACGAGCGGAGCTGGAGAAGTTGCTGGCGATCGGTTACATCGTAAGCGTTCCCGGCAAAGAGGCTGCAGCGGACGGCACCGGCACGGCGGAGGATTCCATCCGCGCTGCCGGTGCGCAGTCTGCCGCGCAGTTGGACGTGCTGAAGACCATGTCCAAGGCCGAGCTCAAGCGGACGGCGCAGAGCATGGGACTCCCCATTGCGAACGAAAAGCGCTGCACCGTAGCAGCTCTGATCGAAGCGATCAGCAACGCAAGGGCGACTGCGGAGGTCTAAGAGATGCCGACGTTCAAAGAGCTTTCGCAGCGGGACATCGACAATGTGTTTTTTAACACAACAGAGTTTGCGGACGAATACACGATCGACGGTAAAAAGATGCCCGCGATGATTGATGATTGTGAGCAAATCGAGCGCTCGAACTCGAGTGCAGAATCTCATACGGACGGCGTTTTTTTGCGCACGACGCTTTTGTACGTTAAGGCCGCTGATTTCGGAGAGCTGCCCGCCATTGGTCGGATTTTAATTCTGAACGGAAAAAAATACACCGTAATCGACACCGCCGACGAATACGGAGTGTATACGATCACCTTGGAGGCGAACCGGTCAAGATGAATGTTTCCTCAGATGATAAAGTGTTGTCGTTTGAATTCGATGAAGGGCTTCTTCGCACGGTGCAGGACGCGCTCGGCGATTTGAAGGATGAAAGTTTCAAGGTCCTCAAAAACGCCGTCAACAAAACTGCGAAGCAGGCCAAAGATGACCTCGCGGAGCAGGCACGGAAATCCTACGTGGTTCAAAAGTCGCGCTTCACCAAGGCGATGAAAACCAAGAATGCAACGACCGCGAATCCAACCGCCACCATAGACATCACCGGCGAGCAGCTGGAGCTGAAAGACTTCAAAGTGAGCCCGTCCACCTACAGAACCGGCGCCGAGCGTCCGGACATTTATAAGGCAAAGGTGCTCGTGGCGAGCAGCCTCAAGCGGTTGGAATCCAACACAAAGGCATTCCTTGTAAAGTTCAAAAGCGGACACGTCTCCGTGGCGCAGCGGGTGGGAAAATCGCGTTACCCCATAAAAAAGCTCCTGTCCAGTTCCATCCCGGCCATGGTCGGCAGCAAAGAACAGGTCTATGGGGTCATTGAGCCTGAGATTTACGTCAACATGATGGACAACCTCCTGGCAGAGATAAAGAAGGTGACCGGATGATGCAAATAACCCAAAGCACCGCGCTGGACCTCCAGAACGCTCTGCAGAAAGATCTGACAGATCTCTTTAAGGGGCATTTTTACAAGTCGCCAAGCCTTGGACCGGACGGCAAAAGCCTCTACAGCGAACCGCAGGTGTTTTGCCAGAACCTTCCGAAACGGCAAAGTGAAAACGACCCTGAGCCGTTCCCCCACATCATCGTGCGCCTGGACAGCGGCAGGATCGCATCCCAGCGAGATGCGCACCGCGTTGCGGTTCTTCTTCTGGTCGGCACCTACAACGACGATCCGATGAACAGCGGACACGAAGCCGTCATTCAGATCATGGAAAAAATCCATGCCCACTATGCCGAGAACCGTGTGCTTAAGCGCAGCTTCGTTTTTCAAGACCCCTTCGACTGGGTTCTCCAGGATGAAGAAAGCTATCCATATTTCTTCGGCACAGCACGCATCATTTTCGATGCGCCTGCGCCCAGGCAGAAAGCGAGCGTTTACACATGATGCATTACATCGGTCCCACAATTCCGCGTTTTGGGGTCGCCCGAAATACCAGGTATTCCGAGATCCCCGCCGCACTAAGCGCAGCGGCAGAACAGCACCCGTTCCTGCTTAGCCTTTTCGTTACCACGCCTCAAGAAGTTTCTGCTGCAAATTTTCAAATTCACAGCAGAAAAGGCGCATTCTACTCGCTCTATAACAAGGCCCTCGCCATTAACGAGGACCCCAACACCAACCAGATCAAGGAGTGATTTATATGGCCACATACAACCACGGCGTGCGCATTTTGGAGAGCGCGACGCCAATCACTGCCCCCATTACCGGCACTGCCGGTCTGCAGGTGGTCTTTGGCACAGCCCCCATCAATCTGGCCGCCGACCCTTACAGCGTTACCAACACCCCCATCATCGCGTATGACTACGCAGAGGCCGTATCGCAGCTCGGATATTCCGATGATTATGACAGCTACACCCTCTGCCAGTCCATCTATGCCAGCTTCAAAGTTCTCGGCGTGGCGCCGGTCGTGTTTATCAACGTGCTCGACCCCACCAAGCACATCAAAGAGGGCAGCAGCGAGGCCGTCACCGTGACCAACATGCAGGCCACCGTGGCCGAAACCGGCATTCTGGCTGACACCCTGAAGGTGCAGGCAGATGAATCGGAGCTTGTGGCAGGCACCGACTACATCACAGAGTTTGATTCCACCGGCGGCCTGATCATCACGCTGACCGCCACCGGCGCAGGCGCCAACGCATCCTCGCTGACGTTGTCCTATAAGGCCCTCGACCCCTCCAAGGTCACGGCGGATGACGTGATCGGCACCTACAACGCTCAGACCGGCAAAGACAGTGGTCTGGAGGTACTTTCGCAGGTTTACCCGAAACTCGGTCTGACGCCGGGCCTGCTGCTCGCCCCCGGCTGGAGCCACAAGGCGGACGTCGGCATCGCGCTGGCTGCAAAATGCGAGGAGATCAACGGCGTATTCACCTGCGAATGCCTGGTTGATCTCGACAGCACCAGCGAGGGAGCCATCGTCTACACCAATGTGCAGACGGTCAAAAACGACAGCGGCTGCAACAGCGCTCACGCGATGGCCCTCTGGCCCTGCGTTAAGGTGGGCAGCAAGAAGTTCTGGTATTCTGCCATTATGGGCGCCACGATCGCATACGTGGACGCCAACAATGATGATGTTCCGTACCTCAGCCCGTCGAATAAGCTGGTCGGTATCACCGGCACCTGCCTGGCCGATGGCACCGAGGTGACGCTGGATCAGGTGCGCGGCAATATGCTCAACGGCCAGGGCATCACCACTGCTATCAACAACGGCGGATGGAAGACCTGGGGCAACAACACCGCAATCTATCCGAACAGCACCGACCCCAAAGACCGCTGGTTCTGTTGCCGCCGTTTCTTCAGCTGGTGGGGCAACAGCTTCATTCTGACATACGCCGATAAGGTGGATGGAGCGGCCAGCCTCCAGCTGATCGAGAACATCGTGGATTCGGAAAATATCCGTGGCAACGCATACGTTTCCGCAGGCAAGTGCGCAGGCGCGAAGATGAGCTATGTGGCCGCCGACAATTCCACCACGGACATCATCAACGGCAAGGTTGAATTCACCCAGACGCTCGCACCGTGGCCGCCCGCCGAAGACATCGTCAACAACCTGTCCTTCGACCCCGACATGCTGACGGCGGCCCTGAACGCATGAGGAGGTAAATTGCTATGGTTGCAGGTATTCCTGAAGTTCTCAGTGACTTTAACATGTACAACGCGGGCAACGTGCTGGCCGGTATCACTGGCCAGGTCACGATGCCGAACCTCGAAGCAGCCACGCAGGAGATCTCCGGCGCAGGCATCCTCGGCAGCTATAACGTGGCATCGCCCGGGCGCTTCGGCAGCATTGAGCAGGCAATTCCTTTCCGTCTGCTCAACCGCGACGCATTCAATTTGTTCGTGCCCAACAAGGACGCGGAGGTTGTTCTTCGTGGTTCCCAGCAGCACTATGACCCTTCCACCGGTGCCACGAAGCAGGTCGGCATGCGCGTCATTTTTCGCGGTCGCCCGACAAAGATCACCCTCGGCAACGCGACCGCAGGCAGCCCGACCGACAGCTCCGTCACTTTGGAGCTGACATACCTGAAGGTCGAGATCGACGGCGCCGACAAGGTGGAGCTGGACAAAGTCAATGGCCAATACAAGGTGAACGGCGTTGACATGCTCGCGGCCATCAAGCTGAACTGCTGATAGGAGGATAAAAGAACATGGATAACGCACAGAACAGCGCTACCGCGTTGGCGGTCGCTCAGCCGACAGCCGATGTTGTTGTGGACGGTTCCACCACGATCGTGCTCTCGCAAAAATACAACTTCGAGGGCAAAGAGTATGCCACCATCGACCTTTCCGGCCTGGAGAATTTGACCGCACAGACGATGATCCAGGCTGACAAATTCCTGAATCGCAGCGGCAATTTCTCCATCCTGCCGGAGATGTCGCTCGAGTATACGCTTTTTGTGGCGGCCAATGCGTCCGGCCTGCCGGTCGAATTCTTCTACCAGCTGAAACCGCGCGATGCGCTCCGCGTAAAGAACGCCGTCACGGGTTTTTTCTACAGCGCGGAATAAAGGGTTCGGACGGCGCGCAGCTTCGTGCTCTCTGCATAAAACTTTCCCTTGTGCTCCACACGGGGATGGAATACTTCACCGGTATGACCATCCCCGAGTTGAGCGCAACGGTTGAGGAGGTGGCCAAACAACTTGGCAAAAAGTAAAGAATACGAGCTGCAAATTAAAATTGCCGGTGCAGTACAAAGCTCCTTCAACAGCGCCGTCGGCCAGGCCCAATCCAGCATTACAAACCTCGGCTCGGTGTTTTCAAAGGCTGCCAAAGTTGCCGCAGCGGCCTGGAGCGCGGTCAAGATCGGCCAGTTCGTCTCCGATGCAACGGAAACTTATAAGGACTTCGACCAGGCAATCACCAACACCGCAGCTATTGCCGGTGCCACAGAGGAAGAATATGAACAGCTGAAGCAGGCCGCGCTGGACATGGGCAAAGCTACCACCAAGACCGCCACCGAGAGCGCAGAGGCGCTCGGTTACATGGCGCTGGCTGGCTGGGACGCCCAGACATCCATCCAGGCCCTTCCGTCTGTTCTTCGGCTATCCGAGGCAACCGAGATGGACCTGGCAACAGCGTCCGATCTGGTCACCGATTCCATGTCGGCGTTAGGACTTACCGTCGATCAGTTGCCGGAATACCTCGATGTGGCCGCCGCTGCGAATAACAAATCGAACCAGACGGCAGAAATGCTGATGGAGGCATACCTCGGCGTTGGCGGCACCCTGAAGAATTTGAACGTGCCCATCCAAGAGAGCGCAGCAGCCCTCGGCGTCCTCGCCAACCGAGGCATTAAGGGCAGCGAAGCCGGAAACGCCCTGAACGCAGTGCTTGTGAATTTAACCACCGGCACAGGGCAGGCGGGTAAGATGATGGAGAAGATCGGATTGTCGGCCTTCGATTCATCGGGAAAATTCATCGGTTTGACTGCCACGCTTCAGAAGCTGAACGAAAAGACCGCCAACATGACCGAGGAACAGCGAAATGCGACCCTCGCAGCCATAGGCGGCAAGCAGCACGTCGATGCCCTGAATGACTTGCTTTCGGGTCTGAACACTACCACGGCAGACGGCACCTCGGAGTGGGAATCGTTGACCGCTGCCCTATACGACAGCGACGGCGCTCTCGATACGATGGCCGATACCGTAACCGACACCCTTAATGGCGCGCTTTCCATTCTTGATTCCGCCATCGATGACTTTAAGATCAACCTGATCTCCAACTTTGCCCCCTATGCAGAAAAAGCAATCCGAGCGGTCGCAGGCGCCCTGCCGGACGTCACATCAAAAATGATGGCGGCCACGAAAGAATTGCTTGATTTCGCGGTCCCTCGGATTGAAGAATTTGCCACACAGGCGAAAGACAAAATCCAGAGCATTGCTGCGGCCTACCAAGGAACGAAAGAGAAGACACAGGAGGTCTTGGAGGGCCTGATCCCGGTTATAAGTCAAATTGGCGAGATGCTTGTCAAAGCGTCCGAGAACGCGAGGCCGGGCATCGAATACATCGTGTATACCGTGCTTCCCGCAGTCCAGCCCGTGTTACTGGAAATCATAGGTCAAGCAGCGAGCCTTGTGGGCTCAGCAGCTTCCGTCATTTCCAAAATCCTCGAGGTTAAGGGAGCCGTCGAAGTGGCCACCGGCGCCTTCATTGCGATGAAAGCGGCCAGCAAGCTCCAGAGTATTGTGGGAGCATTCCAGGCCGCAGGGCTGCAGGTCAAGCTGTTTACAGCATCGGTCGAAGGTGCCAACATCGCGCAGGCAGCGTTCGACGGAACGCTCAAAGGCAGCGAGGTGCTTTATGCGCTGCTGACCAAGCAGGTCACGCTTTCCGAGCTTGCCCATGTGGGATGGAGCAAGGCGGTCGCAATTGCAAAGGCTGCGCAGTCGGGCCTGAATGCGGTTCTGATCGCAAACCCGGTCATTGTTGTTGTCGCAGCAATTGCCGCCGTCACCGCAGCGGTCGTTCTGCTTTACAAAAATTGCGAATGGTTCAGGAATGGGGTCAACTCGATCTTTAAGAAAGTGGTGGCGGTATTCCAGGACCTGGCGAGCAAGGCCAAAACTGTTTTTGACGCCGTAGGGCAGCGGCTGAAGCTGCTCTGCGAAAAGGCCAAACCGTACATCGAGATCGCCAAAACAGCCATCACCACCGTGGTGCAGGATGCCTGGACATTTGTACAGGGCATCTTCGAGGCCGTGCAGCCATTCGTTACTGATGCGCTGGACTTTTTCCAAACGTCCGTCGTGCCGGGAGCGCAAAAGGTTCTCCAGGCCGTCGCAGATGCTTTTTCGTCTGCCTGGAATCTTATCCAGTCGGTATGGAGTTTTGTCGAGCCGTTCTTTTCCGCGTTGTGGGAAGCAATAACGACTATTTTCATGGACGCGGTCGAGATAATCAAGTCCGTCTGGTCAGCCCTCGAGCCGTTCTTCCAGGTGATCTGGACCGAGATAGAGGCAATCTTTTCTGTGGTTGGCGCCGTGATCGGCGGATTCTTCAGCACCGCATGGGCAGCCGTAAAGGCCACCTGGAACGTCGCCGTTGACTTTTTCACTGCTATCTGGAAGACGATCTCCGGTATTTTCGACACGATATCCGCGCTTTTGAGCGGAGATTTCGAGGGCGCCTGGGATTCGATAAAGGGCGTCTTCTCAGCCTGGGGCGACTTCTTCGGGAGTTTGCGCGACAACGCCCTAAGCGTTTTCGACACCTACGGCGCATCCATCGGAAACATTTTCTCGACTGCATGGGAGGGCGCCAAAAACATCGTCAAATCGGCCATAGAGGCGCTGAAGAAATTCCTCAAGTTTGATTGGGAGCTTCCGAAACTGAAACTTCCGCATTTCTCCATAACGGGAGAATTCAGCCTTGTGCCGCCCAGCGTCCCGTCTTTGAGCATTGAGTGGTACAAAAACGGCGGCATTCTTAACAGCCCGCAGATTTTTGGAGCCATGGGCGACAAACTGCTGGGAGGCGGAGAGGCAGGCCCGGAAGCCGTTCTGCCGTTATCAGACCTCTGGACCAACATGCGCGCCGTTGTCGACGGAGCCCTGGGCGCCAGGGATGATGCACAGCAGAGCGACAGCACCGGCCTCCCGACCAAAGCGCTCGCTGCGGTCAAAAATGCCGCCAGCGGAGTGTTGGACGGCGCTGCCGAATATCTCCAAATGCTTACCACCGCAGACCTTAACGACGGCGGCCCCACATCCATGCCGAGCGGCTATCTTTCGCTGAACGGTCAGAATCAAGGCGGCATTTTGGATCTGCTCATGTCGAAGCTCGCAGGACAGAGCGACACAGCGGACAGCTCCATCGAAGCGCTTCTGCGCAAAATTTCGGAGGAGCCCGACAATCCTCAAAAACCGAGCGGACCTCAAGGAACGCCGTCCATTCAGTACGCGCCGACCTTCCAGTTTTACGGAGGCACCCCGAGTAAAGACGATCTCGTTGCAGCAGGCGACATTTCGCAGAACCGGTTTAACCGGCTGATGGAGCAATGGTGGCGCGATCACCGGCGCACCGATTTCTGATAGGAGGCGCAGCATGGCCACTTACACAACGGTCCAGGGCGACACCTGGGACACCGCAGCTCTCGCTGCTTACGGTGATGAGCTGAAAGCCCAGGCGTTGATGCAGGCCAGAAAAAACATAGAGCTGCTCGATTATGAGGTCTTCCCGAACGGAATCGTGCTGGACGTTCCCGATGTCACGGACACCGACGATGAGGAAACGGAGAGCAACCTTCCTGATTGGAGGCGCTGAGGATGGATCTTTCTTCTTTTGACTATTCCAGCCCCCGCCGTTCCTTTGTCGATGTCACCTACAATGGCGTAAATGCCACAGGCCAAATTTCCCCATACATCAAGACGGTGCAGTACACGGACGTGGCCTCCGGTTCCAGCGATTCCATATCGCTCACCCTCAATGATCGAGATAAACTCTGGATCAATTCATGGTTCCCCGAAAAGGGCGATTCTTTGCAGGTAACGCTCTGCACAGAAAATTGGGATCTGACCGGCGCACCGGCAACGCTCAATTGTGGCACATTTTGCGTTGATGATTTTGGTTTTAGGGGCGGCCCGCTCCGTTTGGAGCTAAAAGGTGTGGCTCTGCCCGCAGACACCGGCTTCAAACAGACGGACCGCACCCAAACCTACGAAAAGACGAACCTGAAGGAAATCGGAGATGCAATTGCAGCCAGAGCGGGTGTGACTTTGGTGTATGAGGCAGACCCGGTGTCCATCGAAAAGACCGAGCAGAACGGCCAGCCGGACTGCACCTTCTACAATGATCTCGTACAGCTTTATGGCCTGTCGCTGAAAATTTTCAACGACAAACTCGTGGTTTTCGATGAGGGCAAATATGAGGATAAAGATCCAATCTACACCCTTACGCCCGAAAACGTGGACCCCAACTGGTCCTGGGACACACAATTGACCGGCACGTATACCGGCGTCAGCTACTCTTACTCCAACAGCGACAAAAACAAGGTTTTCACCGTCACCGCAGGCGACACCAGCGACACGTCGAGGATTCTCACCTGCAACGAGGCAGCGGAGAACTTGACCGAGGCCACAGCGATCGCCCTGGCCGCCGTGAACAAAGCCAACAGGTCAACGACCACGATGAACGTAACGGCCATCGGCAATCTTCAGCTTTTTGCAACCGCCTGCGTGCAGGTGGCCGGCTTCGGAAAGCTCGATGGCAAATACTACATCCAGCAGGCAGACCACAGCCTCGGCGATGGATACAGCGTATCGCTGCAGCTGCGCAAAGTTGAACAGCGGATCACTAAGGTGACAACGCAGTCCAGCACCATCGCAGAAAAGAAGAAAACCACCAAGAAAACCACGACCACAACTACAAAGTGAGCGATGACGATGACAGGAAGCAACATTCTGAGAATAGGAAAGATCTCCAGCATCAACTACAAGAACGGCACCGCCCGCGTGGCCTACGAGGACCTCGGAACAGGTGCCACATCGGAGATGCCATTTATCAGCTGGATCTACTGGATGCCCCGCGTTGGCGACCAGGTTCTCGTGGCACACCTGAGCAACGGCACCTCGCGTGCGGTCATTGTCGGACCGGTCTGGCATGGCGACGCACGGCCCTACGAGGGCGCCGAAGGGCTCTACCGGTTCGAATATTCAAACACGCAGAACAAAGCCTTCGAAAAATACACCGACAAAGATGGAAAGTTCCAGCAAAAGATCGACGGCGACGATGCCGTGGAGGTCGGCGGAGATTTCGAGTTGACGGTCGGCGGCATCGGCGTGAAGATCAGCACCGACGGCAGCGTCTCGATTACCGGCGCCAGCACGGTGACGGTAGATGCGTCCACGGCAGAATTTTCTGGCGACGTAAAGGTCAAAGGAAGCATTTCCACCGACAGCAACGTGACTGCCAAAGGCGATGTCAAGGCTGGAGCCGTGAGCCTTAAGACGCACACCCACATCTCCAATGTTACCGGCGTTCCTTCGCAGACGCCGACGCCCTAAATGGGAGGGATTTTTTTATGGCAGAGAGATCAGCAAAAACATTCACCTCCAAAAAAACGGCTGAGGATGTCGCGAATGAAATCCGAGCCGACATGAACGCGGCCCTCGCAGCCAACAACGTAAGTATTGCCCAGGGCACCGGATTCGACACCATGCTGCTTAGTATTGGCGACGAATTTGTCGCCCTGGCCAGATACGCCGAGAGCCTCGGTAGCTCTAAAAGCTAAGGAGGCTCCCCATGATTGGATGCTGGGGCCTCGGCCTGATCTTTACCACAAGCGATTTCAGAGTGCTCACCTTCAACGATTTCAACCGCAGCATTTCCAGTGACTGGGCAACGCACAGCCGCATGGGCCTGAAGGATCAGAGCGAATATTTGCGGCCCGGGCTGCAGACGATCACCTTCACCATCACGCTCGACGCCACCCTCGGTGTGAGCCCGCGCATTCTGATGGAGCGCATCGCGCACTGGGTCGAAGCGGGCACGCTGCAGGTGTTGATCATCGGCCTGCGCCGAGTAGGCGATCACCGCTGGAAGATCAAATCATGCAGCGAAGCCTGGGACATTATTCTAAGAGGCGGCCAGATTGCGCAGGCAAAGCTCAACCTGACACTTGAAGAATATTTATGATTGGAGGCCGAAACCTGAAATGAATCTTTCCGATGTTGTCTTTGAGTGCGACTATTCGCAGCCAGAGGCGGAAGAAATCATGCGCTGCATTCGGAACCTAGTTCTGACCCCCAAAGGCACCTGCCCGCTGAACCGTGACTTCGGCATTTCCACCGACAGCACGCTGGACTGCCCCCTGGAGGCTGCGGAGGCCATGCTGGCGGTTGAGATTATGGAACAGATCGACAAATACGAGCCCCGCGTCCGCGCCACCCAGGTCACTTTTGAGTACGTAGAAGATTCCCTGATTGCAAAGGTGGTGCTCGAATATGTCTAACACCCTTCAAAGCGTTTTCGATCTGCCCGACGTGAGTTTTATTGAGAACGACACCCTTAAAGCAATGATGCTGCGGCTCGTTTCCAACTATGAGAAACGATACAAAGAGGTCACCGGCACCTCGGTGAGTTTGCCCGAGGGCGACCCGAACCGAATCCTGCTGTACACGGTGGCCCTCGAACTTTATCAAATCGAGATGTGCGTGGATCGAGCCGGGAAGCAGGACCTGCTGAAATACAGCTATGGCGAGTTTCTGGACAGCCTCGGTGCAAACCGTGGTGTTGTTCGGCAGCAGCCCGCAGCGGCCACCACGGTGCTGCGGTTTACGATTTCGGAGGCCAAAGACTATGCCGTCGGCATTAACCAGGGCGTTCGTGTGACCAACGGCAATGGCATCTACTTTGTGACCACGGAGTATGGCGAGGTGCCCATCGGCGCACTGAGCGTGGATATTCCGGCGACCTGTACGCAGACAGGCCCAGAGGGCAACGGCTTCGTCGCGGGCCAACTGTCCATCATGGCGGACCCGATCGCCTATGTGGAAAAAGTTGAAAATACGGTGGAAAGCAGCGGAGGCACGGACCTCGAATCAGATGAGGATTTCGCCGAGCGGATCTTCCTCTCGCCGAGCTCGTACAGCACCGCAGGCCCCGACGATGCCTACATCTATTGGGCCAAGACCTTCAGCTCGGACATTGGCAGCGTCGTGCCGGTATCTCCAGAGCCTTGCCAGGTCACCGTTTATGTCCTGCAGAAAGACGGTACGCTGCCGACCGAAACGGTGCTGAACAGCCTGCAGGACTTCCTGCAGGATAAGAACATCCGCCCGCTGACTGACATGGTCACATGCGCAGCACCCAACATACAGCCGTTTGAGGTCGACGTTACCTACTACATCAACCGCAGCGACACCGCGCAGGCGAGCACGATCCAGAGTGCCGTGACCGAGGCCGTGAACGACTTTGTGACATGGCAGCGCAGCGAGATCGGAAAAGACATCAACCCCAGCGAACTGGAGTATCGCATCCGGGCTGCAGGAGCCAAACGCGCCGTGATCCGCTCGCCGACGTTCACCGTCGTGGGAGATACCGAGGTTGCGCAGCCTTCCGGCGACATCAATTTGATCTACGGAGGGCTCGAAGATGATTGACATCTACAATGGCCAGATCACCGACTTGCTCACCAACGAGACGCGATACAATCCCGAGGTCATCGCGTTGGCATACGCTATCCAGCAGGAGAAGCAGCGCATTCTGCGAGAGCTGGAACGTACCCGGACGATGGCCGTCATCGACGAATTGCCAGAGAGCATCCTCGATGTGTTGGCCGTGGAGCTGCGAACCCCGTACTACACCGACACGCTGAGCATTGACGTTAAGCGGGAGGTCATCCAAAAGAGCCTGCTCTGGGCAGCAAAAGCCGGAACGACTTCCGCCGTTGAAGAATTGGTTCAAACCGTTTTCGGCCAGGGCCAGGTGGTCGAGTGGTTTAACTTCACCGAGGGCCCGCAGACCCCCGGCACCTTCGACATCGTCACCGATGCGCAGCTGCAACCCGATTCCACCAGCTTCTTCACGCGGGTGATAAAAAGGGCTAAGAACACCCGCAGTCACATCCGCCGTGTTCTTGTGGAGCGCAAGGGCCAGACCATGAGCTATACAGCAGCGGCTGCGCAACTTAGCTCAACGGTTAAAATCCGGAACAGCGCACAGCTGCAGTATTCCGTTGATTGCCCCCAGGCGCCCGTTAAGCTCGCAGTTCTTTCGATTCCTTCAATTCGCATCACAAACTGATAGGAGGCAACTAAATGGCGGGAGTATTTAAAAAATCCTCTCTGACAGCCCAGGGCATTGCATTGCTGGCCAAAGCACAAGCAGGGCAATGCACGATCGCCCTCACCCATGCCGTCGCAGGCAGCGGATCTTATACTGACGATGAGAGCATCGCCAGTAGGACCGAGCTCAAAGAGCAACGGCAGAAATTCCCTTTGAACAGCCTGACCACCCAGAACCAGCAGAACGTCTATGTCCGGTTCATCATGACGAACAAGCAGGACGAAGGGAACCTCGAAACCGGCTACCCGGTCAAGGAAATAGGCATTCTGGCCACGGACCCCGACGAAGGCGAGATCCTCTATGCAATTGCCATCGCGGAAACCGATCAATGGGATTACATGCCTGCATATGATGACCTCATGCCCGCGACCATTACGGTCGATTTCTTGATGGAAGTGAGCAACGCCGAGAACGTCGTTATCCAGTACGATCCCGGCCAGTATGCCCTCGCAGCGGATCTGTCTGATCTGAAGAAACAGCAGGCAGAGGACACCAAAGCGCTGGAGGACACCCTGCAGAACTTCTCCGGCATTGAACAGGGCGACGCCCTGGCCGATACCGACACGCTACTGATCAAGACAGAGGACGGATCGAAGCAGCTGCCTGCAAGCGTCCTGGCGCCTGCCGTCATCCGCATTTTGTGCGGCGACAGCGCAGGCAGCCACAATGCGCTGTTCCGTGGCAAATGCCTGGGCAACGCGCTGACCGCAGAACAAAGCGAGGCCATCCGCGCGGGCACCTTTACCGATCTGTTCATCGGCGACTATTGGACCATTAACGACGTCAACTGGCGCATTGCCCACTTCGATTATTGGTATCTCTGCGGCGATACCAGCTGCGACACCCATCACGCCGTCATTGTGCCCGATACCGACCTCTACACAGGAGCGATGAATAGCAGCAACACGACCACCGGTGGTTATGTCGGCAGCACCATGTACAAATCCGGGCTGGACCAGGCAAAGACCCAGGCGAATGAAGCGTTCGGGTCAGATCACATCTTGACCCATCGTGAATATTTGACCAACGCCGTTTCCAACGGACGCCCCTCCGCCGGTGCCTGGTACGATTCCAATGTGGAGCTGATGAACGAGAACATGGTGTATGGCTCTCACATTTTTGCGCCGGTGTCGGACGGTTCGACCATTCCGTGCAACTACACCATCAGCAGAGGGCAGATGATGCTGTTCCACTTTCAGCCCAATTTCATCCATACTCGTGATTATTGGTGTTGGCTAAGGGACGTCGTGTCCGGCTCGTGCTTCGCGGGTGTGGGCAACTATGGCGATGCCGGCTACCACTACGCCTCGGGTGTCTACGGCGTTCGCCCGGCTTTCCCCATCTACTGATCCGCCATCGGCGCCCCTCGTGGGCGCCGACAAACCCGGCAACCTAAAGAAAGAAGAATTGACTGAATGTCTGAAGTCGTTAAGGGCAAGCGCAACAAATCCAAGCTGGAGGCCCAGCACCTTGCAATTCAAATCCGCATGGAGATCAAGACAGAGCTCATGGCCTCCTTTGCGTATAGCGAAAAGCGATTTGAAAAGCACGTTCAGCAGGTGACGAGCCACATCAAAGACGGCGATGAACGCGAGGCAGCCGTCCAGCAGATCCGAGAGCTGGAGGGGCGATTCGACGTCTGGTTCATTGCCGAGGAGCGGCGAGCCGTGCATGATCTGACGCGCGAAATTTCGCATCATATCCGTGCGGCCAACACGATCTTCCCGAGCAACATCGACCCCGACGTGCAGAAAGCAGAGTATGTGCAGCGACGCACCGAGTGGAATGCCGCCCTGGAGGCGTGCAACAAGCTGCAGGACGAATTGCAATATATCGCTGAGGTTTTGCCAGCAGACAAAAACAAATACATGCGGATCGTCCTCGAGGTTGAGCACCTGTTCAACACCATCAAATCTCTGCGGCAATCAGACAATAAGCGCTTCTTTCCGGGAAAATAAAAAATCCCACAACACAACTTAGGGCAGCCTTTGAAATTTGTCGTGTCCGGCTCGTACTTCGCGAATGTGAACAACAATGGCAATGCCAACTACAACAACGCCTCGAATGTCAACGGCGTTCGCCCGGATTCCACAGCCATGCAAACACAGGGCTCGTTCCCACCGCATGAGCTTGGGGAAGGAAAGGCTGTCCTTGCGGGGAGCCCCCGCTAAATACTAACCATTACGGTGCCGGTTACGACCGATGCACCTGAAAGAGTGGTTTATTTGAGGTCATTTTTTGAATCTATTTTACGACGCAAATACAATCTATGAGGCCGGGAACAAGGCAATGAGCGGCAGCCGCTGGAAGTACGACACGCAGAAATTCGAGCAAAACCATCTGCTCGAGACGGCGCACATTCAGCAGCAGATGATCGAGGGTTACCAGCCATCCATCGGAAATCGCTTTGTGATCTGCGAGAGAGGCAAAACTCGATATATCACAAGCGCCACACCGCAGGATAAAACGGTGATCCACATGCTCTGTGATGAGGCCATCTCGCCATCCATCCGAAAATATCTGCAGTACGACAACAGCGCCTCGCAGACAGGCAAAGGCGTTGATTTTCACCGCCGCCGCTTCGAGGCGCACCTGCATCAATATTATGAGAGAGAACACACGAACGAGGGCTTCATCCTGCTGGTTGACTTTTCTGGCTACTACGCCAACATTCCGCACGATCGGTGCAGGCAGACCCTGACCCAGTTCCTGGCTCGCGAAATGGACGCAGAAACAACCCAGATCGCAGCCAGGCTCATCTCAAAAATTTTCTCCGTCTTTGCGCTGGACGTTTCCCGGTTTTCCGATGAGGAGATCGCCGAAATGTACCGCACAAAAGTGGACCCCATGATGAACCTGCATGTGCCAAAGGCGCAGCTTACCGGGCAAAAGATGCTGGCCAAAGGGCTCGACATCGGGAACCAGCTTTCGCAGGATGCGGGCATCGTGGCTCCATACCGCATAGACAACTACATCAAGATCGTGAGTGCGATCAAAGAATACGGCAGATATACGGATGACTTCTATGCGATAGACCGCAGCAAAGACCGGCTGCTCAAATTGCTGGACGGCATCCGAAAAATCGCCGCCGAGCTCGGTCTCATCATCAATGAGCGCAAAACGAGGATCTGCAGGCTTTCGGACAGTTACCGGCACCTGCAAATCCAATACTCGCTGACCGACACCGGCAGAGTGATCCGTAAGATCAACCCGAAAGCGGTCACCCGGGAACGCCGCAAGCTCAAAGCATACAAGCGGCAGCTGGACGCAGGCAAGATGACCATCGAGGACATCGAGAATTTCTTCAAGTCTTGGATTTGCGCCCACTGGAAGTATATGTCTCAAAAACAAATCAGCAACATGGGCAGGCTGTTCTATGACCTGTTCGGAAGGAGATTAACATGGAAAAAAAGACATGGAAGATTACGCTGGCTTCTGGCACAGTGATCACTGGGCTGGAGAAAAACGGCAACTGCTTCATCAGCTCCACTCCCTTGCCGGATATGGAAGACGGCCTGCTCGAGGTGGTGGCCAGCGCAGACGATGAACAGGACATCGTCTGGCACAACGCCGAGCTCGTGAGCTGCGCCGCCGTCGATGACCGTTACTGGTTTACTTTCCGCGAACCGACCGAGGCCGAGCTGGCCACCCTGCAGATGCAAGCCAAGGTCGATTATATCGCCATGATGACAAACGTAGACCTGGAGGAGGTGTGAACCCATGGGACACAGCAAGAAATTCGAGGCCGTGAAAAAATATTACAGCTACCGGCTCTGGTCAAAGGCGAAGGTCAAAAACGCCGTTCTTCAGGGCTGGATCACGGCGGAGGAATTCAAAGAGATCACCGGCGAGGACTACCCCGATGCGCAGTGACATCGCCGAGCTACTGGACAAGCAAGCACAAATCATCCGGCTGCAGAGCGAAACCATAGCGTCCCTTTTCACCCTGCTTTTACAGTTTATGTCCGTGGAGGATGAAGAAGGGCTGCCCTGCAATGAAGCCCTCGCCCGCGCCGCAGAGCTGCGCGCCGATACCGCGCAGGCAATGGAGGTGAATAACGAATGTACATTGACATAGACACCATCATCAAGATCGCGAACCTAATCACCGCGCTGGGTGTCATCGTCGGCCTGATCCTGGCAATCTACAAAATTTACGAGCGAGATCGCAAGCAGGCCGAGATCAACAAGGCCCAGCAGGAAGAACTTCTGATTATTTGCCAGGGCCTAAAGGGTGTGCTTCAGGGATTCATCGAAGCAGGTGGCGATGGCCCGTGCAAGGAAGCTCTCTCGAAATTGGAAACGCACCTCAACGACAAAGCGCATTCTTCCGAATAAACATTTCGTGACCTCACGAAAATGATCCAGACCACCAAGGAGCGTGAAAACAAATGGACATCACAAATCAACTCGCAACCCTTTTGATTAAGCTGGTCATCCTGCTGGCGACCGGCGCATTCAGCTACATCGTCCTACCCTGGCTCCGGCAACAGAGCTTTTACTGGCTCGTGAAGCGGGCAGCGCAGGCAGCCGAAAAGCTGGGCGCTTCCGGCGCCATCCCCAAAGACACCAAGAAGCAGTGGGTGATTGACGTCCTGAAGCTCTGGGGCGTCCCCGTGGATGACAAAATGGAAGTATTCATCGAATCCGCCGTCGAAGAACTCGACACAGCCACCGTCCAGCTCCTCGACACGATAGAGACTGACGAGGCCAATAATGATTGCACCGTATAAATCCACCTTCAGGGTTTCGCAGGCATACTGGAACCTGCGGGCTGACGGCACCCGGCACCAAGGCTATGACCTTGTCGGCATCGATGCCAAAGAGATCTACTCCACCGTTTACGGCAAGGTCATTCGAGCTGGCTGGGAAAACGCCGCGAACCACGCGCAAGGCTGGGGCCAGCGAGTAGTCGTGCAAATCGGCAGCACGAAATACTTCATGTATTTCGGACACCTTTCCAGCATCGCCGTTGTGACCGGGCAGCTCGTGACCCCCGGCACCCTGATCGGAACAGAGGGCAGCACCGGACACAGCTCCGGCTCGCACCTACACTGGGAGATCCGCTACGGAGATAAGAAAACCGGCGTTCGGAGCGTGGCGCAATACGCGGGCATTCCGAACACCGCCTCCAAGACTTCCCACAGCGCCGAGGACGGCGCCGCCATTCTCGGCACCGGAACCCTTCGTATGGGTCAAAACGATTTTCCCGCCTGCCTCTACAACTCAATCCTGCAGGAACGCCTCACAGAGTTGCGCTATGCCGACGTAGGCCCAGCAGATGGTCTGTTCGGAGCCGCCACCGAATCAGCCGTTCGTCTGTTCCAAAAATACATGGGCCTGACCGTTGACGGCAAGGTTGGCCCGCTGACCAAAGCCAAACTGTTCACCTGATAGGAGGGAGCCTCACATGGCAGCCAGAAAATCCGCACAATCAAAAAGGCGCTTCGCGGCCACAGCCTACGAAGCAGTCATTATGACCCCCTGCACGGTTGCGATCCGTAAGCCGAGCGGCACGGACCCCGAGAAGCCTGGCGACGTCCTGGCCTTCGTCGCCAGCGGCACCAAGGTGCAGGTCGTGGGACAGGTGGGTGAATACGCCCGCCTCGCAAACGGAAATTTCGTCAATGCCAGCGTTCTGCGCAAGCTGTAAAGCGCCAAACCCGCCCACCGGGCAGCCATAAAGGCAACCTGGTGGGCATTTTTATTCGTTTCTGCGTGGCAAGGCCGCAAATTCGGCTTGTGGCGCATTTTCTTTACAAGTCGGGGAAGTTTGTCAGCGGAAAAAATAAATCGTTTACAGCGGCCTTTTTTTCCATCAGAAAAGAGCAAAAAGGCAGCAGCAGGGGCCGCCGCCTTTCAAGTGCTCCTTTCAATTGAACTTCTTCAGCAGGTCGGCATAAACGGCCTTCGCGGTTTTGGTGGTCGGCTTCTTATCCCAGCCCCGCTCGTAGCTGGCCAGAACAACGCCGGTGGTCTCGGAGCGGATGAACAACTTGGAGATACGGCCCTCGTCGATTCCGAATTCAGAACCTTCATCGTAGCTCTTGACCTGCCAGCTGATCGCTTCGCCGTTGATCATCAAATAACCCATGTGCCACATTTTTCATTTACCTCCGTCCTTTATTGTGATTGTATATTAACATTCATTTGAACGAATTACAAGAGCTAAATTGCACAAATAAGCATTCGATTAAATGTTTATTGTGACGGATTGACAAAGCCATTCAAGTGAATTATAATGTGGGCAAAGGAGGCGTCAGAAATGAGGACCATGACGATCACAGACAACATGACCCCGCTGGCCAGGAAGCTGGTCGATAAGGGCATGACAAAAAAAGAGCTGGCGGAACGGAGCGGCGTCCCGCTGGTGACCATCGACCAATGGACCCGGCGTGTTCGAAAGAACCCGAACGTCTACCAGCTTTACAAGGTGGCCCAGGTGCTCAAATGCCACATCGAGGACCTGATCGAGCCGGAACTGGCTGAAAAATAAAAGCGCCCGAGGAGGCAACTTCTCGGGCCAAGCAAAAGAGAAGCCCCGGCCAGATGGTCGGGGCTTTGCTGATCAGCGCCGCTGCTGGATCGTGATGCAGAATTCAGAGCCATCGGGGAGATTCACCTGCAGCCCCTCATCCTGGGTGAGAAAACCGGCGTCTTGCAGGCTTCGGAACCAGCAGCCTGCAAGGGCAGTGTCGCCCACTTCGCTGTCACCGGACAGCAGCCATTCCAGCGCTTCACGAATAGCCATCTCGTTCATTGTTTAACCCCTCCTAGCAAATGATCGTATAGATCTTTCATAAAATGCCTTTTTCCTTTTCGTCCCAGATGTGCCCAGCAGCATCCACATACAGCCTGAGGTCTTCGTCCCGGTCGTAGGTGGCATAAAGATAATTTTCCATTCCCGTTTCCCGGAAAGTGTATGAATATCCGCTCCTATACCAGTGGCATCCGTTGTATTCAAATTCCGCAGGGAAGTCATTCCCGCTTTGGTACCGGATCTTTCCGTGCCCAAACTTTTCTTCTTGTTTCATTGTTCAGTCCCTCCCATAGACGATCGTATAGCCGTTATATTTGAAGTTCGCAGCGGCCTCGGCGGCAGCCGCCAGCTTCCCGGCAAACTCGACCGTTTCTTCAGCAGACACGGTGCCGATCCCGGCCCAATTAACGCCCAGGTGAACTGGGCCCCCGAGGACATCATAGATGATACCGACCTGAATGCGGCCATCGTAGATTTTTGCTTGCAGATCATCGAAAGCCCGCAAGAAGTCGCCATAAGAAACTTTCTTTTCCATTTGGAATATCTCCTTTCAAATTTTGTAGCCGGTGACAGCGACCAGGCGGTTGGCAACAGCTTCGAAGTGCTCCATGTTCCCGGTCTGCCCGAACAGATTGTACTGGGCCACGATCTCGCGGTAGGCTTTCCGGCCCACGTCGGAAGGGGAAAGCATCTGCATGGCGTCTTCCATGGCTTCCAGGCGAGCGGAACCGGCGATCTTCAACAGCTTTTCGTACATCATTTTCATTTACCTCCGTCCTTTATTGTGATTGTATATTAACATTCATTTGAACGAATTACAAGAGCTAAATTGCACAAATAAGCATTCGATTGAATGTGCATATCGACGAAGAAAAGGCACCCGGCCCAAAGGCCCGGTGCCCTGTTGCTTTGCTGCTTTTATGGGGATGAAGCCCATCACAAAGGCCAGATTTCCTCAAAGACAGGCTCGGAATAATCCAGCTCGTCAGGCCGATCGGCGTCGTAATACCGGCGCTCGATAATCATGACACGATACATGGCGAAATGGCCGGTGATGTCAGCATCCAGCAACCAGAGCTGCCACGGTCGCCGGAAGCCGTGCTCGTCCGGCGACCAGCGCGGACCGGTGATCGGCTGCCAGTCGGCACCGTTGGTGCGGATTGCGTCCCACACATCGTCACGGAAGGATGCGTATTTTGCCTCGTTATCCATGTGTTACCTCCATTTATTCCGTAGCCGGAGGCGTGGCGCTGTACCCGGTGCGTTTGAGAAACGCCTCCGCCTGATACAGCTCGGTGAACGTCCGGGAGCTATGCTTTTGGCGGTCGCGGCCTTTTATCATCTGGCCGGAAAGAGCTTTGATAACATATTGGGTTTTTCCGTTTTTGCGGATTTCGTTGAAATAGACTGCTTCGCCCGCAGCGTTGAATAGCTTCACGCAGACCCCTCCTTCTTTTTACCGAGCTTGTCGCAGGGGACCAGCCGCTCACCATCAAAAACACAAAAGCGGACCAGGGTGTTGCTTCCACGATAATCTTTCTGACCCCACGCATAGACCTGGCCAACTTCCGGCTCAAAAATTACGAGATCACCCTCCTCACCGGCTTGAGCGTTGCCGGTATACGTGCCGCAGCGCACCGAAAAATTATATTCGCCCCTCGGCCCCATCGGGCAAACCCAGGGCGTCGAATAACGGCGCTGATTATAAGAGGCAAAATGCTCGACGATGATATTTTCCATAATATGTCCTCCATTATCAATTCGGCGGCCATTGCCGCCGATCATTTTCCTACGGCTTCAACCTCTGCTTTATATTGTTTCCAAAATGTCCCACGGAGATCGGTGATGGCTTTTTCCAAAGCGCTCTCAGGCGATGCGCCATTTGTCAAATGATCCACCGCATTGTGAGCTGCAATCCTGCCCGCCGCATCAACCGCCAGCAGCACCTAAAGGGCTGCTGGGCCTGCGGCCATGACCGAGATCGAACCATCCTTGTCCAGCGTCACAACAATTTTCGCCAGTTCCATTTATTTCCCTCCTATTTCTTTCCGTGAATCTTTTCAAAATTCATTGTAAACCCGCTCCGCAGCCGCAACGCCGGTTTCGTCAAAAGCATAATTCATGGAAACCAGCACTTCATGAATTTCATTTTCGCTGTACCCGATATTGCGCATCGCCAAAATGCAATAGCCCATGCAGGCATTATTACTCCATACTGAGGTGTGCTCCAGTATGAGATCGGCGAGGCTTCGACCGCCCAGCTCGCTGAGCTTCATTTGAGCACCGGCAGCCTCAACCTGGTCCTTGTATTCTTTGATGGTCATCCCAAAATCACCCCCTTTTTGCAGTGAATCCATCGGTAGATCATCCGAACGGTGCGCGGAGAAATTTTTTTTCTTTATCAACCCCCCGTTTCGCCTCTTGAAAGGCAGCCCCCTGTTTGATAGAATCAAGAAAACCAGTGCAAAGCCCCCCGACAAAGCATATTGCAACTTTTTAGTTCGGGACAGAACGAAGCAAAAAGTTGCATAACCCGCATGTCTGGTATTTTAAAAAGAGGCCAGCCACGATGGGAGAGCACTTTTTATTGTTGAGGCGCGAATTTCCAATGGATGGCCATCTTTTCCCCATCCAGATCAATCCGGCTTATCAGGGCGTGAACGAGCTCCCGCTTTTCAGCCTGTGTGCCGTTTTCGATCACGGCAGCAGCGCTGGCCAGCGTTTCAAGAGAAAAGGAAATATCCACCCTTTCTGTGCTGGCGGGAGAATCGCAATCTTCGAGCTCGCTGCGGAGCATGCCAAGCTGAGCGCCGAGCTCCTGCATTCGGTCGGCCACATCCGAAACCGATAAAGCCCCTAGCTGGCATAGATCCAACAGGCGTTTTTTCTGGGCCTCTAGTTCGGCTATTTTGCAGGTCAAGGCCGCACGCCTTGCCTCGACATCGATGTCCGGTGCAGGATGAGCGATGGCCTCGAAAGCAGCTGGATCAAAGGCAAGCTCGCGAATGGCATTCAGCACGATACCTTCCAACTTGGCGCAGGGCCAACGGTTATTTTTACAGTTCGGATCGCGAATCATGTTTTTCGCAGATTTCATGCGGGAATAGCAGGAGTAATATGGATAATACCGCCGCCTCTCGCCTTGCCCGGAGTAGTTGCCGCTGGTGCCGTATTTGGCACCGCACCTGCCGCACCACAAAATTCCACCGAGCACATGGACGCTTTCAAAAGGGGCTTGCTGCTGATTTTCGCCTTTCTTCGGGACCCATTTCACAGCTTCCAGGCGACGCTGCGCAGCCTCGAAATCCGCGTCAGAGATTATGTGTTCGTGCTGACCATCATATTCAACCCCCGACCAAGTGATCTTCCCGATATAGAGCCGAAAGCGCAGCACATCGCGGACGGTGCGGTCGGTCCAAACGCCATACTTCAAAGTATAGTTGGCTTGCATGTGCAGCCGAATTTTGTATAGCGACCAGCCCTCTAAGAAAAGCCGGAACACTTCTCGCACCTGCATGGCTTCGTTTTCATTGATAACCAGGCCCTGGCCGCCGCGCTCTTTGGTTATATAATCGTATCCAATTGGAGCAAACCCGCCACCATGGAAAAGGCCGGCCTTCGCGCGGCTTGTGTGCCCGACAGCCATGCGCTCGCGGATCTGCTCACGCTCAAGCTGGGCAAAGACCGACAGGATGCCGATCATCGCCCGACCGAAAGCCGTAGAGGTATCAAAGTTCTCGTTCATCGAAATGAAGGAACAGCCATTCGCGGTAAAGACGTCCTCGATCAGATACAGGGTATCCTTCTGAGATCGAGACAGACGGTCCAGCTTCCAAACAAGGACCGCATCGCAGTCGTGATTCTTGACCAAGGCCACCAGCTCGTTCATACCGGGCCTATCCAGCTTCGCGCCGGAATAGCCAGGGTCAGTGATCAACCGAACCATGGTCCATTCTTTGGCACTACAATACGCCCGCATTCGTTCCTGCTGCTCACCAATTGACCATCCTTTTTCGGCCTGTTCTCGCGTTGACACCCGGGCATAGCAGACCACACGCATAAAAAATCCCTCTTTTCTTTTTAAGAGGGCCGTGCTACAATAAAAGCAGTTGCTCATCCATGTGTAACTGCCCCGTGATATAACAGCTCCCGTTCCCGCAGGAGCCACACTTCGTCAATTTATGTATCACGGCCCGAACGCCACCCTTTCCCGAGGGCGGCGTTTTTTTATTTGAAATTTTTCTCAGTAACAGCAGAGGCACCCGCAAGAGCTGAAAGCGGGACGCCTGCTTGCATAGCAAGGACCCACTCGGCCTCTGAAATGGTGACCGGATCGCCAGCCTCCCGGCGCTGGATCGCAGCCTGTACATCCGCAGCCTTTGCCCCCACCGGAACATAGACGCCCGCCTTTCGAGCGTCCGCCAGTTGGTCTTTGTTCGGCGCGGGAAGCAAAAGTTCGTGAACCTCATAAGGCGGCAGGATATCGCACTGCGCAGCCAGGATGGCGCCAGCTTCGTCCGCAGCCCAGACGTGACAAATTTTCTTGTGCCCCGACGCCTGCGAGAAACCGGCGACCGAAAACTCGCCCATGTTCATTAGGCCACGCTTGGGGTCCGGCTTGATCAGCCGGGACCGATAAAAGCTCGCTGCCAGGTCAATTCCCAGCGCCTCCGAGGCCAGCGCATACATGTGTTTACACGGCAGCCCCCTGCGGGAGAAGTCCACACAGGTGCAGGACCGCAGGCTTGTTTTGTAAGGCGTGCCCTGGGAGCCAAAGACAGTGGCAACCCCGTGTGCATCCACCACAGAAACCTCGATGCCCTGCGACATTGCCCGTTCCATGCGCACAGCCTGGCCTTCGGCCTGGTGTATGGGGCCGTCCCAGCTTTCCCACGCGGAGCGCAACGCAGCCTTGCATTTTGCCTCGATCTCCGCATTTTTCTTTTCAGCAATACGCGGAGCATTGACTATGCGATAGATTCCCCATACAAGCAGCGGCAGGCCAAAGGGGACCGTGAACAATCCCGCCACTGCGGCCACGGCGCCGCAGCCGCGAACCCTACGAAGTGAAATTTTCTCAACTTTTAAACTCATAGCATGTGCCTCATCCATCACACAGGTGATAGCTTACCGGCTGTCGCCTTTTTTTGTTACCCTGTTTCATCGGTGGATGCCGTGCCGCCGGTGGTATTCGAGGCAGTAGCATCCGCGCTGGGCGCAAATCCTAAGTTTTTTTCGTAAGCAGCCTCGGCAGCCGCAACGCTTCCTTCCTTATTCGCCGCCGTTTCTGCTGCGCCTCCGGACAGCGCAGCAGATTCGCCCACGATCTTCTGCAGCAGCCCCATAAAGAGCTCGCGCTCGGGTTTTGAGAGTTGCAGGTACCTTTCCAGCATTGCCGTTTCAAAGCTGTTCAGATCATACCGCTGGACGATCACGTTCAACGGCGCATCTTCCTCCAGGCCAAACATTTCGCCTTTGCCTTCTAACAGCCACTCACGGCGCACATTGAATTTTTCGCAGATTGCAGCAGCGTTTCTGTCAGTAAGCTGGCTTTTTCCCGATTCGAGATAACTAATCGCAGATTTCTTAATTCCGAGCTGCGCGCCAAAATCTTCTTGGCTCATTTTCATGGTCAGACGCAGCTCTTTCAGCCTGTCTTTGAGTTCGACCATTTAACTCACCTCCTTTGCTGATGGAATTATCATAGCACGATTTTTCCGGTAATTCAACCCCTTTCGTTCTTTTTATCTTGACAAAGTTGAAAGACTGACGTATCATAGTTGCGTAACCGAACTATAAAGGTTGAGTTACACAACTTGTCAAATGGCAAGTTGAACACTAAGTCGAAGGAGGTACATCCAAGATGAATGAACGAAAAAATGCCCCCGCAAGCAATCTGGAAATTGCAGGACTGGTTTCGACCGTTCGAGCCCTCGGAAGTGAGGAACGCGCCCTTGCATACGGCATTCTGCTCGGCATGACCGCCCAGCGAGATCTCAAATCCCCGCTGCCGCAGAGCGACAGCAAAGAAGCCCGCTGGTGAGGCCAGCATAAGTGATCAAGCGCCGTGCTTGAGATTTGGAAATGGAGGCAAGCAAGATGCAGGTCACGCACTATTTCGCAGACGGCAGCCAACGGAAAACCACTGTCGGTCTGCAGGTCCCTTATAACGAAATCACAGCAATCGCATACTCACTCATCAAGAGGATCGCAGAACAAACCTCGGTAAAAGACCCAAACGAAAAATAAAAAAACGAGGAAAGCGAAAAAAAGAGAGGACATAAGCACCATGAAGCAAGCAAATTTCACCCTCACCGTCCAGATCCAAAAGCCCGCAGATCAACAGCCGACATTGACAAAGGCGCAGCGCCTGTGGTTGTGGGTCAAGGCTTTTGCGTGGATGGCCGTGGGGCTTTGTTGCAAGCTGCTTGCATTGAAAAGCGTATTCGCCTGTTTGCTTTGGTGCTTTGTTTGGATCGACGGGCCAGAGGACCTGGCCAGGGCGTTCCTGCGAACCGCGTTAGATGGCGTTTTTGCCTGGTGCTTTATTTGCAGCTCCGACGCTGCAGAGTGCCGCGTTACTGAGACCCTGAGCCGCCTCCGATGACCGGCGGCTTTGAGCATAAAGACACATCAAGCTGGAGGTGACGATTTACGTCCTATTACCGCACCTGCCCTTTCTGCGGGGCGAACCTAGATCCTGGCGAACGCTGCGACTGCCAGAGGGGACAGGCAGCGGAGGATAACACACCTGAAGAATGGAAGGAAGGAGAATCAGAGCATGAATTCAGCATAGAAACTGCAGATCCGCAAAACGAGGCGCCCGACGCCTTGTAATTGGTTCTTGGAGGCCGCAGCTTGCGGGATGCGCACCGCAAGTTGAAGCGGAGGGAGGGCAAGGGGTTTTTCTCAAGGAAGGAGACTGAATGAAGATCGCAATCAGGGATGGCCAGGTGCTTCTCGCGGAGATCTCGGCCACCCAGTACGAACAGGTTAAACGCATAGGTCTGCTGCGCTGGAACAGAACGACCCGAACGATGACCGGCACGATCAGCCTGGATCTGCTGAACGGTCTGGCGCGCATTTTTACGCTGCCGGATTTTGTAGAAGCCGAGCGCCAAAAAATGCTGGACACGGAGCATATGTTGCAGCTGCAGCGTGAAGCGGAGGACCCGGGATGCGTATTCGCATACCCGGTCAAAGCCAAACTGTTTAAACACCAGATCCGAGCCGCCAACATGGCAATGATGGTGTTTGATCGAAGCCCCAAACCGTCAGCCGGCTTTGGTCTGCTGTTCGAGATGGGCTGCGGCAAAACGCTGACCGCAATTGCAATTGCAGGTTCGCTCTACAGGCACGGCATGATCGGACGGGTCCTAGTCGTTGCACCAACATCCGTGTGCAGCGTCTGGCCCCATGATCTCGAAGCCTTTGCAAATTTCAAGTACAGCGTCGAGGTGCTGCTCGGAGATAAGAAAAAGCGGGTCGAGGCGCTTGAACGCTTAGAAAAGCCGGGCTACACGACCGATCTCAAAATCGCGGTCATAAACTACGAGAGCACGCACCGCGATGGAATCTTTGAGGCGCTGGTCCACTACGACGCGGATCTGATCATTTGCGATGAGAGCCAACGCATCAAAAATCACGCCGCAGCGCAGAGCAAGGCCATGCACAGGTTGGGCGACGCCGCAAAGTATAAGCTGATCCTGAGCGGGACCCCTGTTCAGAACAATGCCGTGGATTTGTTCAGTCAATACCGTTTCCTCGATTCGTCTGTTTTTGGCACCAACTTCTATGCATTCCGCAACCGCTATTGCATTCTTGGAGGCTATGGCCAACACCAAATCGTCGGCTACCGAAACATGGAGCAGCTGATCGAGAAAGAGCATTCCATCGCCTACCGAGTGACCAAGGAAGAATGCCTCGACCTGCCGCCGCAGACCTTCGTGCGCCGGTACGTTCAGTTTGAGCCTGCGGAGCGGAAAGTCTACGATCAAATCCGGCGCTCCAGTTTTGCAGAGCTCGAGAACGGCGACAGCATCACAGCGACCACTGTGCTCACCAAAATGCTGCGGCTCATGCAGCTGACTGGAGGCTTTATCCAGACTGACGGCAGCGAACGCCCCCAGCAGGTCAACACGGCAAAGTTGGCTGCGCTTGAGGACATTCTCGATGACTATGTCATCGAAACCGGCAAAAAGCTGGTGATCTTTGCCCGGTTCCGCGCGGAGATCGCAAGCATCGAAGCCTTGCTCCAGAGGAAGGGCATCAAATACGGTTCGATCTACGGTGACATTCCGCAGACCGAGCGCGGACAGATCGTGGACGATTTCCAGAACAACGACGATACCAAGGTCTTTGTGGCGCAGATCCAGACGGCGGGCCTCGGCATTACGCTGCACGCAGCCAACGTGGCAGTGTTTTACAGCATAGATTATAACTATGCAAATTACGCGCAGGCCCTCGCCCGGATTCACCGCATCGGCCAGCATAACCCTGTGACCTACATTCACCTGCTTGTGGAGCACAGCATCGACGATAAGGTGATGGAGGCCCTCGAGCGCAAGGAAGACATCGCCAAGTCCATCGTTGACAGCTGGCGCACCTACTTCTAAACCGCAGAAACGGAGGGACGTTCTGTGACCATCGAAGATGACATTATCTATACAGACTTCGACAAAAAGGCGAAGCCTGCCGCACACGCCGCAGCCCCAAGCGTAGAACCTGCGCCGACAGATTTATTCGCGCTCGTGGACCGCTACAAGGACCTGCTCGATCGCAAAGATGAGCTGGCCGAGGAAACCAAGGAAAACAACAAGATGATCGAGGAGGTTCGGAATGTCCTGGCTCAGACCATGATCGACGAAGAAACTCCCAGGATCACCCGCTGCGGGTTCAGCTACACCCTTTCCGAAAAAACCAAATACAGCAAAGCAGCCGGTCAGGATGATCAACTCATGGCTGCGTTGCGGGCCGCTGGTCTCGGCGACCTCATAAGAGAGACAGTAAACGCGCAGAGCCTGCAAGGCGCCCTGCATGAGCTGGCTCTCGAGAACGATGGGGAGCTTCCCGACGAATTCAAGGAAACCGTGAATGTCTATTCGTACTACGACATCACCAAGCGCAAAGAAACCACACGGAGGACCTAATCATGACCAAAGCACTCGCGACCGCAACAGCCTTTTCGCTCGCTCCCCTTTCGGAGGACATTTCCGCAGTGATCAAAGAGGAACTGGATGGCCTCGGCCAGATTCCGTTCGACACCGTCAAGGTGCCCAGCGGAGGCGGCCTCGCCTTTGAGATTCCCACCGAGGACCCCGACGCACCCGAATCGGTCCAGAACTTGACTGGTATCATTCTGCACCATCACCCCGTCAACACCTACTGGGAGCACGCATTCGACGGCACCAACAACGTGCCGGACTGCAGCAGCTTCGACGGCAAGACCGGTCTGGACATCAAGACCGGCGAAATTCGCACCTGCGCCACCTGCCCCTTTAACCAGTTCGGCAGCTCCGGCAAGGGCAACGGCAAAGCCTGCAAAAACGGCCACCGCGTCTACTTGCTGCGCAGCGGCGAACCGCTGCCCATCATTCTCACCTTGCCGCCCACAAGTCTTAAGGCGCTCAAGGACTACCTCGCAAAGCGCCTGCTGGTCAAAGGCAAGCGCAGCAGCGAGGTCTTAACGACGATCAAACTGAAGAAAGAAAAAAGCGCAGACGGCATCGCATACAGCTCCTGCGTTTTTAATAAGGCCGATGATCTCACACCCGAACAGATCGAGAGCGTGCAGCCCACTGTAAAGTGGATCAAGAGCATTGCTTCGTCGGTGCCCGTTGTGGATGAGACGGCAGCCTCGGAGGCAACCAGCAACGACGGCTTTGTGGAGATCACCGACGCCCCGCTGGCCGGACAGCCCAGCGACGATGTACCGTTCTAAACCGCATTCCCCTAGCTTCTGCGCGCAGGCCGCAGAAATAGAAAGACTGCAGCCTGTATTTCAGCTGGAAGGAACCGAAAACACATGGACAGAGTGAACATCGACGAGCTCGTGGATTATAAAACAGTTTACCCCAGGTTCGTCAAAAAATATGAGATAAAAAACAACCGCCTTACCGGTCTGTGCCCTTTCCATGAAGATCGAAAGCCGAGCTTCAGCGTAGACCTGAAAAGCGGGCAATACATCTGCTTCGCCTGCGGGAAAAGCGGCAATTACGTAAACTTTGTGGCTGAGAAAAACGGCATCTCCGTGCAGGACGCCTATAAGCAGATCCTGCGAGAGCATGGCGTCTCGCCCGAGCAACCGACGCCGCAAAAGCCCAGGAACTACACCGTGGAGGATTATGCAGAGGAGAAAAAGCTCCCCACAAATTTTCTGCGGGTGGTTTGCAGCCTGGATAACGGCACCGAGAAGGACGGAACGCCATACGTTAAGATCCCTTATTTCGACGCCGACACAAAGCAGGCCGTCCTGCGCAAGCGCATGGGGAACCACAGCTTCAAGTGGGGATACGGCAGCGCAGGCAAGCTGATCCCATACGGTCTCTGGAAAAAGACAGGAATGGAAACCGCAGGCTACACCATCCTGGTCGAAGGGGAGAGCGACACACAGACGCTCTGGTTCTTGGGCTTTTCGGCGCTTGGCATCCCCGGTGCCAGCACGTTCAGGCCGGAATGGGCCGCCCACTTGAATGATATCGACACGATCTACATCCACGTCGAGCCGGACACCGGCGGCCAGACCTTCCTGCGCACGGTCGTGCAGGGCCTGAAAGACAGCAAGTATCCAGGCGAGATCCGCACCATTGCCTGCTCGGATTTTGGAGCCAAAGATCCGTCTGCGCTGTACCTGAGCCTTGGCAAAGATGCAGCGCAGGACAGGATCGAGGAGCTGATCTCCAAGGCCCAGCTCGTGGACGTTAAGAGCCTACTCGATGATACGCCGGTCGCGATCGAGGGCGCACCGAAAAACTTGAGGCAGCCCCCTGGCTGGCAATATGGCGATTTTGGCATTGCGCACATCGACGAAAAGACCGAACAGCCGGTCACGTTTTGCCGCACGCCGATCATTCTCACACGCCGGTTAAAACGGATCGACACCGGCGAGGAGAAGATCGAGATCGCCTGGAAGCGAGACGGAGAGTGGAATTCATCCATTTTCCCGCGCTCGGTGATTTTTCAGAGCCGCAGCATTCCGCTGCTTGCCGATAAGGGCTGCACCGTGACAAGTGAGAACGCAAAGCAGGTGGTGCGCTTTCTTGGAGCGCTCGAACAAGAGAACATCGACTACTTGAGCCTTCAGGAATGCACGTCCACATTCGGCTGGCAAAGCCGCCACCGCTTTCTGCCAGGACACGCCGCCGACATGGTTCTCGATATTGACGCCAGTATGAATCGTTGGGCAACCGCCTATTGCAAAAACGGCACTCTCGAAAATTGGATCGCCGTGATGCAGCCGCATCGGCAAAATTATCGCTTTCGGTTCATCCTAGCCGCATCCTTTGCCGCACCGCTTCTTGCGATTATCCGACAGCGCATCTTCTTTGTTTACAACTGGGGCAGCAGCCGAGGAGGCAAAACGGCAGCCTTAAAGGCCGCACTTTCTGCCTGGGGAGATCCAGAGCGCCTCATGGCCAACTTCAACGCCACCCAGGTGGCGCTGGAACGCATGGCCGGAATCTTTTGTGATCTGCCCCTCGGCATAGATGAGCGGCAGCTCGCCGGAAACAAGCAAGAGAGCCTCGAAAAGCTCGTGTATATGCTTTCCAACGGCACCGGACGGAGCCGTGGCTCAAAGGACGGCGGTCTGCAGGAGCTGCGCACCTGGCGCAGCGTGATCCTGGCCACCGGCGAGGAGCCGATCAGCAAAGCCAACAGCCAAACCGGCGTCAACACGCGAATCATCGAAGTGATCGGTGCTCCCTTTGAGGACGAATCGAGCGCCAGCGATATGCACCAACAATGCACCATGAACTGTGGCTGGGCAGGGCCGGAATTCGTCCGCTATATCCTGGAGCAAGGCGACGGCGCTATCATTGACGAATACACAGCCGTGCTGGATCGCGTCCGCAGCTTTATGGGAACGCACAATGGCAGCCACACCGCAGCGGTTGCCACGGTGACCCTGGCAGATCAGATGCTCTCCCGTTGCATTTTTCATGAGGCGCCAGCAGACGCCGAAGACGAAGCACAGATCATGGCCGAGCTGATGGCCGATGATATCCTGGCCAACGAGCCCCCGGACGTGAACGAGCAAGCAGCTGCGTGGATCAGCGACTGGATCGCAGAGAATGGAAACAGCTTCAACGACACAGCTCCGGGCCAACATTATGGCCTGATCGAAGCTAACACCGCCTACGTTTTGCCGAACGTCCTGAGAGAAGCGCTTGAAAAAGCAGGCTTCAGCTACCGAAAGACTATTACCTGGCTGGCGGCATCTGATATCGTAGCCGTAGACCCAAAAGGCAAGTACCAAGTTCAAAAATGGTTCCACGGTCGAAACTGCCGCATGATCGCAATTGACATGGAACGTTTACAGGAGGACCCGACCGAGCCCAGCAGCGAGCCGGTCAACGATGATTTTACACAGCTCGACGCAACGGAGGATATTCCCTTCTAACACGCGCCAAACAACGCACAGAGGACGGTTTTACACAACGGCTGAGGTTCCAGCATTATGCGGCCACCTAGCACAAAAACGCCCTCTTTTTTTTCTGGTAGAAAAAAACCTAGCACATCTTAACACCTAGCAAAAACATAGGTGTTAGGATTTGCGAGGGCAAAAAAATCGAAAATAGGCGCTTTTTTAGTAGTTCTAACACCTCTAACACCTTTAACACCATATTTATATATTCGTGACGGAGCAAACAGAGGAAAGAACAAAAAGAATATAGTGAATATTAAAAAGCGCATTTTTGTGGTGTTAGAGGTGTTGGGTGTTAGGATTGCGATTTTTCAACGTGAAACCGCGAAATCTGAACGAAAAAACCTAACACCATCCTAACACATAACACAAAATAGGAGGAGGAATAACCATGAAACAGCGCAAAAGCGACCTGATCGACCCCGTCAACGAAGATTTTGGATTGGTAATGACCTGCGCAATCCGCTATTGCCTTGGCCGACAAACCTACGTGCCCGGCCTGGTGATTGGCACGATCCGGCCATATATTTCCCGAATTTCAGACCGGACGCTCGGCTGCATGATTCGGGACATCGAGAGGCCGGACATTTTTGGAGGCTACGGAGATCCGCTCATTGATAAGCCTGGGTGGCTGCAATTTTTGAATGATCTGAAGAAAGAACGGAACCGGAGGAACGGAGGCCCAAGGAATGACAACCTATGAAATGATCGAAGATTTCGTAAAAGATCGCAACGAAGCGTTCCTTTCCATGGATGAACAAAAAATCAAAAAATTCCTGAGCGAATATAGCATAGAGATCCCGAATGATCCAGAGGAGTTCTGGCTTGTGGTCCACAAGACCATTTGCCTCATTACAGATGCGCCGGAAGATTTGAAAGCACAGAGCGCCGCGTGGCTGTATGAGCATGGCAGCACGCCGGATTTGGAATGAGGGATAATGTATGGAAAGATTGATTGACGCAAATAAGTTCAAGGATTACATCACTGATCAGATGGCTTTTTTTGACGATCGGGACGAAAAGAGAGTATGTAATGCAATTGAGAAGCAGCCCACCGTGGACACCGCACCGGCGTGGATCAGCGTGAAAGACCGGATGCCGGAAAATTTTCAGCCCGTGATCGTCTGCTGCGAGGGCGGAAAAGGACAGCCCACTGTGGAGCAGGGTTATAAAGACATCGGCGACTGGTGGAACATATACGGCACCAGAACCAAATATGTTACTCACTGGATGCCGCTGCCGAAAGCGCCGCAGGAGGTGAACAAGAAAAGTGAGTGACAGAAAAAGGCTTCCATACGCAAAGGTGACGGTCTCAAGGTATTTCGGCAAGGCCCACATCAAGGTTAGAGGCGAAGCCAAACAAGTGCTTAACCTCGCGATCTATGGAGTGGCGCGGATCGCAGCGGACATCATCCATCGCTGCGGCCCCGATACAGAGGAAATGCTTTTCGACACGATCAACAGTCAAGTCCGATACGCCACGCGGGCGATTTTGGAAAGAGACAACAAGGAGGATAAAAAACGATGATCACAAAAATCTATTTGGAAACAAATGAATCCGGCGACCAAAAGATCCATTGCGAGGGTAGACCAGAAGAACTATTCTCCCTCCTGATTGACGCATTGGGCAAAGTGCTTTACCACGATCTGGGCAGGGATAAATCCGTTGAAGACATCGCGGCGTTCACAAAAGAAGGTCTTATCATGAGCTTGAGGAAATACGAGGTCGAGGATTTGATCCAGCGAGACGACCCGAGAGCAGCGCAAAAGGCGCTGGAGCTGACCCGCGATCTTATCTCGGGAATTTTCGACGCTGTTGGAGGCGACGGCCATGCGATGCATTGATATTTTTGCTTTTTTAGAAAGCGAAGAAAAGCATTTCGGCACATCGCTCCACTGCTTGATGGTTGGCCGACCTGGGTCGCCGAGCGAATACCCGTTTTTTGAATCGCTGAGAGAGAGGCTGCTCCAGCAGCCGGTCGTTACATACGAGGATCTCGTTTCACACAGTCGGTGGCTGCCGGACGATTCATGCGCCAGGTGCAGAGAGATAGATCACCGCCGCAGCAAATTCTGCCCTGAGTGCGGGGCGAAAATGGACGGCGAGGAAATAGCTGAAGAATTTGAGGCTAGGTTAAAAAAGGCGCTGCTCGCTGAAGCAAGAGAACGCTCCATCGAAACCCTGAACCTGAGCGTCCGCTCATACAACATTCTGCGGCGAGCGGGCTGCAAAACCGTTGGTGACATTATCGACAAGACAACCGTGCAGCTCATGAATATGAGAGGCATGGGCAAGCACAGCCTCAATGAGATCATGGACAAGCTCGAGGGAATCGAGCTTGAAATCAAGGGAGCATTATAAACCATGCCACGCAAAAAAGACCTTCCCAGCCCCTATGACTTTGAAAAGTTTGGAGCATACGCCCACGCTCTGCTCGATGCTGGCGCAGCGGCAAATATCAAAGATGCACAGGCCCTGGCACGCAAGCTCATTCCGTCCGAAAAGAAAATCCAGGGCGACATTTTGAAGCACTTGAAAACCAGCACAGCCGGCTTTTGGTGGAAGGACGCCGCAGGCCCCTATCAGCAGCAGGGCATTCCTGATATAATCGGCTGCCTCGATGGGCATTTTTACGCCTTTGAGGTTAAGCGCCCCCTGCTCGGTGAGCTAAGCCCCATGCAGGCGGGAGCCCTCGCCAAAATCAACGAGGCGCACGGCAGCGCCTACGTCGTGACCGGCATTGCGGACGTGGAGGAGGCACTTCAAAGATCCCGCGCTTTATACCAACGAGAGGAGGACTGCGTATGACACAAAAAGACCGGCGCCGCGTTCTTCGCGCATACCTTCGGCAATACTCGGTGGCGGCCAAACGGATGCAAGAATTGGAGCACCGGCTCGCCATTATTGACGCCAGCCGGACAGAGCAAACCGCTGTCTCCATTGACTACCACTTCGATGAGCTCCGTGAGCACATCGAGAACCAGCGCAACGCCTGCGCAAAGGCCCTCCTTGCGGTCGCGGAGGTCTTGGACACCCTGCCCGCCGCCAGCGAGCCTCGGATTATTTTGGAGAAGCACTATGTGGACGGTCTATCGTGGAAGCAGATTCAAAAGGACACGTTCTATTCGCGCAGCCATAGCTCATTGCTCGAAATGCAGGGCCTCGACCTGCTCCTCGAAAATGGCTGGGTCGGCCAGCGCCTGGAACGCTACATCTCCGAAACCGAAAAGAAAGAAGGTGAGAATCGTGGTGATCTCTAAGAGGCCGGAGCCCGCCGATCGAAACTGGGACGCTCCGCCTGCGCCTGCAGGAAAAGCCCTCGTTTCCGAGGAGCTGCTCCCTACCGTGCGGCAACTCGTAATTCTTCCATGCTGCCCCGCCTGCCACATGGCCCCGCTCTACAGCCGCACCCGCTGCGCATTTTGCGGGCAGCGCATAGCATCACCGACCGACGCCAGCAGCATCAAGAAAACGATGAATTCATCGCAAATTCATCGCAGATTCATCGCAAAGCACTAAGAGGATAACCGATCATGACTTCAACACTTATCTTTACATTTTTCGCTTTTCTCCTCGGCTTCCGCATCGGCGAAGGTGTTGCCACCGGTGATGAGGTCGAAGCGCTACGAGCGCAAAACGAAAAATTGAAACTGGCCCTCGCTCTTGACCCCCTGGCAACAGAGGGCGAGGCATCGGAACCCAGGGAAGAAAACACAACTGAATGAGAAAAACATCAGGGCCGCTTACAGCAGGAATTCCACTGTAAGCGGCCTCATTTTTTATTTCCCCACCCACACGAACAGCAGCAGCGCAACCACCGCTAGAACGTATCATTTTCCGAAGCCCATGGTCTTCGATGGCACCCGGTGCCCCTGGCCACAACGACGCCATGAGACAGCACCGGCACGGCGACCTTAATCCACAATAAGCATAACAAATGTATGATAATTTGCTATTTTCTGCCACCAATAAACTTAAAAACAGGACAGACGCGGACGTTTTAGGACGTTCGAGGACATCACAAAATGCTATACTAAAGCCAACAAAAAAACAACATAACAACGACGAACAAAGAGCCGCGTGCTTCTCGCGGCTCAAAGAGCGGAACAACTGTGGAATAAACAGCAACACAGTCCGTGAACAGATTCGACATTCAGTGCCCTGCGAGGTTTCTTCCTCCTTTCCCTCGCAGGGCTTTTATTGCAAATGGCGCAAAAGCAGCGAAGCCCAGCGCGACCGGCGCAAGGTACTACCCGCCAGAAAAAAAGCGCGGGGCGAGGAAGG